TCCAAATGTTTACCTCGTTTTCAGCAGCTACTTTAGCAACGTGATTCGCTACTAAGAAATCTGCAAAACTTGGAGGCAAAGTATCAAAAGCAGAATAACCCATTGATACCGCATCCCAATCAGAACGGAAATCTTTTTTACAAAGTTGGTTATTTACTTGTAATTCTTTTGGCTCTAAAATACGCTCGGTCAATGTAATTGTTCCAGTAGCGTCAAAGTCGCACGTTCCATCTTTCAACAAAGAACCTTGTGTTAATTTCTTAACTACTTCTTTATATTTGATGTTTGGTTTAATTGTAACCAATCCTTTCTCTAAGGTTGGAGCAGAAAGCAATGCTGCTGAGATATATTTCTTTGCTGATTCTCCTGCGTAAGTCGTTGTAATGCTAGTAGTTGTCATTTAGTATATGTATTTTTTGATTAATGATTATGCTTCTGAAGCCCAAATTCCAACACCACCAACAATAAACCATTTTGTCAATGCTACTGCTTTTAGTATAACATAGTCGCCATTGTTTGCGGTTGCTTTTGTGTTGTTTAATTTTTTACCTACTACCCCACTTGCTACTGCGTCTGCTGCTGCATTTGCAATACTTCCGTTAATTCCATCTGTTGAAGACGGATCAATTGATAGCAATACAGCTCCATCTGCTCCCGTGTTTCTAAATGAAAATTCCATTCCGATAGTTTCGGCTGTAATTGTTGGTAAATTTAAAACGATAGCGTCTGTTGCTACGTTGTAAGTTCCTGACGCATCTGCTGCTGTAAAAGTAGTAGTTGCAGTAACCGTTGTTTCTTTTGAACGACTTAATAAAGGATCGTTACTTACTGATGTGATTGTTCTTGACATTGTTGTTTAGTTTTTTGAAAATAGTTTTTTATAAATTCTGTCTTGTGTCGTTTCAGGTCTTTTGCTATGTAGCAAATTAACTTCCACTTTCTTTTCGTTTTCAGGATTGTAAACCAAAGGCGCAGGAGCGGCAGATAATTGAACTTTCAATTCGTTTAATTCCGCTTCTAATTTTGCGTTTTTTGTTTTCTCAACTTCCAACTCTTGTTCTTTTGCGAAAAAAGTTTCTTTAGAAACTGATTCAACAATTTTTTTAGGTGTTGCTTCCATTTCAGGTGCAACAATTTCCTCAGGTGTTTCAGCACTTGCTTCTTCTACTTCCGCACTTGCCTCTTTAACCTCTTTGATAATTCCCTCTTGTTCAACTACGATAATCGCACCGTCTGCAGTTGTGTACTCGCCAACTGGCATAGCAACAATTCCCGTTTCAGATACAATACCAATCGAATAATCAGGCTCAAAAGATTCCGCTTCAACAACGGTAACACCATCATCTAATTTCATCTGCTCCAATTTTACTTGAATAGACAAAAGAGATTTGATTTGATTTAACGTTTTTTTGTACTCCATTTTGATTTATAAATTAATAATTACACTCGTTCCTTGATTCTCTAATGAACCAATACCTTGATTGATTAACTCGCCTTTGCAGCACTCACGGCTGTACGTTTCCTCATCTGCACACAAACACCCTCTTTTATTATTTGTCGGACTTGAATTATTTTTCATTTTCTAGAATTTTTTTAATTTGTTCTATTAAATTCTGCTCCTCTTTCATCTGCATTTTGTCTGCAAAATAACCCTCGATTGAAAATCCTTTTACCTTTCCACTTTTAACATCTTCCCAAACTGCATCGTTATTGCATTTCATTGAGATCATCCACGTACCTACTGGCACATCAAAACCGTGAAAATTAGATTTGTCTTTTTCTTTGTCTTCAACAATCCAGCTTTCTGTAACAGTCATTCCGTCAATCTCTTTTTCGTGTTGCTGTGTAGCGTTAGATTGATTGTTATTTATAAAAAATAATTCAGATGCTTTGCGTACTGTTTGCTCACTAAAAAATACATAAAACTCCTCACCATTTTCTTTTCTGTAAATCTTTTTGTTTGGAATTAAAGCTGCACCCATTAAGATTTTCTTCTCGATGTTTACTTCTTTTAATTCCACTTCTAATTGTGATGAAAGCGCAATAAAATCCGATTCAATCGCTGGTCTATCAACTACTGAAATAGCATCAATGCCATCTTTTTCGTTATCAATTACAAGTTCTACAATCTTCATTTTTTAGTGCTTTTAAAATATTATCGTTAAATAGTTTGTTTTGTTGTATTTTTATCCTAAACTCGCATTTCGGATGATGTTGCGATCTAGTGATTGCCCCGTTGTTACATCGCTAGGCACTACATAAGCCTTAACGGGTGTTTGATCTTTTGTTGCCATTATTCCCGCTAATTGATTCACTCCGCTATTACCTACTACGTTGAAATTAGGTGTTGCCGAACCACCGCCACTATCCCCACCTGACGCTCCTCCTGCTGATGGCGCACCTCCACCACCCAATGCTCCTAACGCTTTCGCTGTTGCTGCTAAGTTGGCTGCTATTCCAATACCTGCTCCGACTTTATTCATTACTATTTCGGCTGCTGCTAATGCCGCACCTCCTGGCAACAAAGAGTATTTTAATCGTGCTGCTGAGTTGGCTGCGTTTGTGTTTACTATAATCTTTGCTATACCAGCTGCGCTTTCTGCAACCAATAACGCTTTTTGAATTGCCTTATTTTTTATACCCAAAGTTTGTAATAAGTTAATTCCTTTGCTTATGTTATCTAAGCCTGCGTTTTGTATTGCTAGTTTTGCATCAGCTACTGCTTTTGCGGTATCTATTTCGTCTTTAGCATCTTTATCTGTTTTTGCTTTTTTATCAGCATAATATTTATCTTGACCTTGTAATTTAATATCGTTAACCTCATTCATTTGCGCTATTTCTAGCGTGTCAATTTCTTCTTGTGTTCTGCCTTGCTGTTTTGCTAATTCTATTAATCTGAAATATTTATCATTTACAGCTGTTATTTGAGCTTGTTCTTTTGTTACTAAAAACTCCGCTTGTTTGTCTTGTGCATCTGAAAGCACTTTTGTTATTTCGTTTTCTAAGGCAACCACATTTTCTAATTGCGCTTTTTTTAATGCCTTAATTTGTTCTATTTCTTTATTTCTAGCATCAGATATTTCTTTATTTCTAGCTGTTCTTTTATCGTGCGCCTCTTTTTGGTCGGCTTCCATTTGAGCGTTAAGCTGTTTTTGTTGCTTATTAGCTGACCGCAATATTTGTGCGCTTTCCGCTTCTAGGTTTAATATCTCGGCTTTAGCGTCTGCGATGGCGTCTAGTCTTTCATCTGCTGATGCTTTTTTATTTAACTGCGCTGCTCTTAATGTTTTACGTGCGTTCTCTAAAGCGTCTTTCGTATATTCTGCCTCTCCTTTTCTTATTTCCTCAATCGCTTTTTTCTTTTGTGCGTAGGTTGCATTTTCATCTGAAAGTAATTCTTTCGATTCAGCTAGATTTTTATTTAATTCCGCTCGTGCGACTTTTAAATCTCGCATTGCATCGGCTACCTCTTGAAGTAATCTAGCTGCTTCTGCTCCTTTTTTAAACTCGGCAGCAATCTCATCACCAACTCCTGAGATAGCACTTTTTGCATCTTTAACCGCCCCGCTAAAATCACCCGAAAAGAATTTCGCTAACGCTTCGCCAAACTTTAAAAACCTATCACGAATAACAACCATTACGTTAGACAATCCGCTCATCATTTGCTCCAACTTATCTGCTCCCTCGTCTGTTGAAGTAAAGGCTTTATACAACGCAGTAAGTCCTAACACAAGCGCAGCAATAACAGCACCGATAGGATTTGCAACCATCGCCCACATTTGGGTTAATACTGCACCAAATCCTTTTTCTGCTCCTGCTAAAGCTGGGTTTAATTCAGTAACCATATTTTTAATAGCACCAAATGAATTTCCTGCAGCCCCCGCTTTATTTAAAGATGTGCCTACTTTGTCTGCGCTTTTATCAACGCTTTGAATAGCTGTATTTAATTGCTTAACATCTTGCGTTGTTTGGTCAATATTACTATTAACTTGTAAGTCTACTATTTTTGTGATAGCCATTTTGCTGCTGTTTTAATTTGTTTCCAATTTTTAGGAAATTGATTTTTACCTTTTGCTATTGCGATTAACTCTCCGCTGTTGTTTGGCACTTCTCTAAGAAGTGTAAATATTTGTTTAAGCATTTTGTAGTACTGGTATTTGAATAGTTGTTGAAACTGCGCCTTTAAAATATTCTATTAATATATTATCTGTTCTGTCTGCTGCGGTTGCGTTTGCTGGTATTGAAACTGTCAATAAACCATCTTTATAAACATTGCCACCGCTTGTGTAAGTTCCCGCTAAAAATCCCGTTGCTAGTTTTGACCGCCATAAGTCTGATTGATTTAAAAATACTTGCAACTCTATATCTTGCGCTGTATTGTCTATAACTAAACTTTCAATATTTGTATTTCTTAACCCTACATTTGCGTCGGTAAACTGTCTAAAATCGCTCAATAGTTCAAAGGTTGTTTCCTTTGTAGTCAAATCAACTGTCATTGTGTTTATAGTGTACCTTTTATTTTTGTAAATTATCCTATCGTATAACTGAATTGTGTTTACAATTAAAGTATTTAGCATCGCTTTTACAGTTACTTTTCTAGTTCTAATATTGTAAAGATTCTCTACATAGTTTGCGTAATAAGTACTATACAAACCTTTTGGAGGTGCTGCGCTACTATCTACCACTCCAACTTCATCGGTAAAATTAAACCCATATAAAAATGCGCCATCACTTCCTGCAATTTGTATTTCGTTTGTAAATAATTTATAAAATGTTTGGTTAAAAGATGAACCTCCAAAAGTATATTTAATTGGTGTAGTTACGTTATCTACTGTTAAAGCTACTCGACTATTTAAATACATTAAAACTGGCTTTGGCGTGTATGCTTGTTGGTCTTTATTCCATAACGTTGCAGTAACAAAATTTGTCACTGTTGCTCCATCTGTTATTGGTGGAATATATCTTTCGTACATAATATCCTCAAATGGAAGTTTTACATCGTATACTTCTGTACTTGAAATATTTTCGTTGGTAAAATTTAAATCACCATAATCACGATTAAACAAACCACGAAAAGCATTGTTAATTATATTCTCTGACTTTTCAAAAGCGAATTTAATTGTCTTGAAAATTCTAGGTTTACTAATTTGCTCATCTTCTGTCTTGCAATATTTCGTTATATCTAAATATCTGCCACGCTCAAAATACGCATCCATTGTTATAAACTCAAACGATGTTTCGTTTAATGGAATTATCATTAAATTATGCGCTTTCATTATTCCAATTAAAAACGATTCCACCGTCATATCAGGAACATAATTTTGTATGTTTAAATTTGATGTTGTTGATTGATTTATTGGAGTTAAATTATTTGCATAAGCAAAAGTGGAAGGTGGATTTGGGAAATAATCTATGTCCTTTCTAAATATAAATTGAGAATAAAATGTAAATGGTAAGTCTGAACTAACAAAAAAAGTAAATCTATGAGTAATAAATACACCATTAATTGGTGCTTCTTGTGTAATAATTTTATCAAAAAAAGTAAATGTTGTTTGCCCTACTACATTTTCGAATGTTTGATATAAAAGACCATTGTCATAAACACTTAATGTATAAGGTATTGTCGCACCGGAAGGGAATATTGTTAAGTAAGCTTGAAAACGCCTACCATTTAATGGATTAACATTAGGGTCTCCGAATTGAAATATTAATTCATTTGTTGTTAAATCAAAATAATTTGAATTTGTAGTATTAAATAAATCTACTTGAACTGGCTCTGTTTTAACAGTAAAAACCTCTGCGTTTTTTAAATATAACCATAATTTTTTAAATAATATACTTTGTAAAAATACGCCGCTAAAAGTAAGACCGTATGCACTTTGTATGTACTCAAATATTTTATAAACTGGAATGGCAGGGAATAATTCCCTAGAATCAATAGCACCGCTTACAGTTGTAATATCTGAACCTGTACCAGTCCCACACTCATAACGCCTGTTACTTCCAATTAAAGGAAATGCAAGATTAAGACCGAGTCCACTTACAGATGATAAAATAGTACTTACATTTGATTGAGTATAAGCAAAATTCAACTCATTGTAATAACTTACACCATTTGCATCTCTTAAACTATTTAATTTGTCATCTTTAAACCTATCTTTTATTTGGGTTAAATTGCCAGTAAAATTGATAGTATAACTTTCAATCATATTATCTTTTTTATCGGCTTTCTCTAATTGGAATTTACCAAAGCGAAAAGGAATGTCGTCAATCTCTATTCTACCAAAGTATTTTTTTCTTTGGTCAAATCCATCACTTACTGAATTTTCATACCAATGCGAAAAGATTTTATTATTAACCGCACTTGCTGGAACTGTAAACGATTTTGAATAGTCTGTAAATATTTTACCTAAATCATTAAAGTTTTGAATTGATGAAGTAATAGTAATTGTTTCATCAGCAAATAACTCTATTCGTTTTGAAATTGGCGTAAGTACGTCATCAATTAATTCATCGATATAAATGTAAATTCCTACCATTAGTCTACATCGTTTATAAGGTTAAACGAGTACTCAAAATTCATTTCGTAATTTATCATTTTATCTCTTAACCTTGTTTTCTTTTGTAAAGATTTGTCTTTTAAAACTGCTGGCTCGTTATCTAGCAAAATAGTTTCGCTTGCCATCAACTCAACAAGTAACTCTATTGTGTTTTCATCAACCCACCCGGTATTTAGTTTAACGCTTTGCTTCATATCGAAGTTAAACTCTTTCTTTTGCCCTCTTAATGGGTTGTAATCAACTGCATCGGCTAATAGATTAAACCCTTTACTCTTTACATCATAGCTATCTGTTCTTGCTTTAAAGAATGTTAGGTACTGCCAACCGCCTTTTGAGTTTATAAACGTGCATTTAATAGGAGTGTAAAGGCAATCATCTTCATTTAAGAAATAAACGAACGGTTGTGCTGGAACTGCTCCCGAAGTATCAAGTCTAACTTGTACGCTATTTCCGTTTTCAAGTCCTGCCGTTGCAGTTCGATAAGGTACTTTTAACATAAAAACTCCTAATCTCGCATCGTCTGCATCAAATATAACTACGTTTTCAATAGTTGTTCCTGCTAAATTTCTATATCGGTAAACCAAATCGTACCCATCGCTATTATTGTAATCAACTAGCACGTTAAAATATTGGTTGTCATCAGCTCTGTAAATATTCACATCTGCATTTGTTAAACAAATAACGTCGTCTGTTAATGATTGATTGTAACCACCTTGATAATTGTTATATCCATTTACTGCGACAAATGCTTGCTCTTCTAATGAAGTCCATTCATCGTTTAAATCTACTTTCCAATAGGTATTAACTGTAACTAATCGCCACATATTAGCATCTTCATCCGTTGGAGTGATTGCGCTCGGTGCGATGTTCTCAATATCATCTTTTATGTAAGGGGAAATATTAAACCAACAATCCCGATTAACTGTGTCGGGGATTTGCTTTTCTAGTGTTACTGTTTTGGTTGGTAACACTCCAGAAGGGTCAGCTATATCAACTACGCATTTAGTGTAAACCTGCGTAGCTTCATCAACTAAAATTTTATAAGGACTTCGAACAAATATTACTTTCATTTTGTTGTAAATTTTAACAAATTATCTAAATCTAAATCAAACGCTTCTACTAATTCATCAGGCAAATTTTTAAAAGCACTTTCAAATGGTTTGGTAAAAAATAAACTCGGCTTTATACCTTGTGCAAATATTCGATTAGCTAGTATAATTCCTATCGTTTCGTAATTGCCTTTTTTATATCTACCCTTTTCATCTCTTAATCTTATATTTTTAGCTTTTGCCCACTCGCTAATAAATTTACTCGGTGGTCTTTTGTTCTTAAAACTAAAGGGAGCGTTAGGTGCTTTTTGTTTGCCTCCTTTCACTAAATTAGGGTTCGCACCTTTCACTCCCTGATCTTGAAACGCTCCGTAATTTTCCATCTCAAACGATAACGAAAAACTATTTTTACTAGCGTTTAAATCCGCTTTTATGCTATCATATAACTTACTAGATACTTTCTTGCCACCTTTTGTTAAATTGGCTTTAGATTGCGTTACTACGTGTTTTGCAAATCTATTAAGTACCTTATCTAAGTTTAACATATTGTCATCGTGTTTGGAACTACGACCGTAAACGATTGCTCAACTCCTGCTAAATTATTCTCAAACCTTTCTGTAAATAAAGTAGATGCGCTTGCATCTTGTAACTCCCAATTATTCTCGCTTAAACTGCCTCGTCTTATGCTGCCCAATATTCTAAGTATTAATTCGCTTTGAGTATTCCAAATATTATTTTTATTTGTGATCGGTGTTTTTGTTTCGTCGATTATATCCATACAAAGCACACTAAAAGATATTGCAACGGTGCTTCCTAAATCTTGAAATCCAGTACACATAACGTGAGTTAAAGGGAATATAGTAACCTTGTTTAAATCCACGTCAAATATATCTCCATCGGTTGCCGTATTGCAAAAAGGCTCATTTAAAAATGATTGTTTAAGTGTGTTAATTGTTTCCGCTACCATTGCTTTTTATTTTTGCTATTTCTATTTGATTCTTTTCGCTTTCGTATGATAACCACGTTAAAGCCTTATGTATATTTAATTCAGTTGCGTCATCAATTTTGAAAGCGTCTCCTTTGGCGATTGCATAAAAGCTATTATACCATCCATATTTTCTAAAGAACTGGCTTTCTCGACTATAATCGCCTTGTCCGACTGTGGTAGTTGCTCCAAATAATCCATCGTAACGATCAACAATTCTTTGCTTAAATTGTAAAAAAAAACCTGCACCGCTAGAACTATTGCAACTGGCGTGTCTTTCATCATTTCAGCATATTGTTCCGTGCCTTTGTATGGTTGTATTCCTTTTTCACTATTAAAAAGATTATAGAAAAACATTAAAAACTTATTTCTTTTTTTAATATAAGGCTCTATTTCATAAAGTTTATCTAGCTTATTTGTAACTGGTCGATATAAAACCGCCATACATTTATGCCATTGTTCAACATCTGAATTATAATCGTCTAAATCCGCAAACTCTCCCGCACTCATATCGTCAAAGTTCGGTATTAAACCAAACTCAATGTTATTAATTGTAAACCTAGAAATCAATTCAGGATTTCCGTTAAACAATTCAATCAGTCCGTTGTAAACTTCATCGATTGAACTAAGTAACATTTGTCTTACATCTTTCATTTCTACATTGCAGAATATTGAAACGGTTTTCTGTCTTACAAACTCACTATCGGGATTGTTAGTTATTAGCTTATAAAACTTTTGATACTGCCCTAACGTAATCTCATTTAATGATTCAGGAACTATTAAATTTGCTTTCATAATCTATTATCGTTTTTATTGTTGTTTTGTTGCACGTTAATATACGTGATATATTCCTTGATTTGGTTTGCCGATTAAATCCCACACCGCATAACCAATCGCATCAAGTGCGTGATTGTAGTCATCTATTGGCGTTTGCGACTTCTTATCGTGCCAAACGTAGTTATTAATTTCTTTTATAATATTGATGCTGTCAGGACTTATAATCAATTCATAATCTTGCATAAGTGCAACCCTATCAACTATTTTAGGCTTGTCAATTCCACGAATGTTTAACCCTCGACTTCTTAACTCCTCAATCAATCTCGGTTCTGCACTATCAGCAATTATCAAATCTCTATGT